CTACCACCATCGAAGCGACCGAGCTATTCCAGCAGGCAGGCGTACTATTTGCACCAGGTAAACTTTCCAGTCGTAGATGGGGTAAACGTACCAACTGTGTCCGCCTGGCGCAGCAGTAGTCCAGGGCTTATCGTCGGCAAAACGCTGTTTATTTAAACTGGCGATGGCGACAAAACGGTTATAGGACTCATCAGCGCGGATGCCGATCATCATCGCTGCCGGACGTTTTTGCGAAAACCAATCGGCAAATTCACGCACGAATTGTTCGAAGGTCATTCCGGGTTGATAAAACGAGAAAAATTCAGGATCGGTTATTGCGTCTTTTGGTGGCTGACGCACCCATTCAATACCCGGTTCCCAACATTGCCATTCTGGTTGATATTGGGAAAGCGAATTTTGCGTTGTTAATGGCAGCGCTACCCAGTAAAACGCTTCAGTGACGTCGGCATATTGTTTCCGTAGAGACTGGACATAGTCGATGGTGTAGGTAAACTGCGCTTCCCAATCGATGAATAAAATATAAATTTTTTTATTGAGTTTTCTCGCCAGTTCCGCGGTCAGATGGAGCATTAAACCAGAATCTTTACCGCCAGAAAAAGACACGCATACGCGAGGCAGGGTATTGAGTGTCCAGGTGATACGGTCTTGCGCTGCTTCCAGAATATTGAGCGGGAGAGGAATTTTATATATGGACATCTGAATATGCGCCCTGAACGTGATATGTCAATCAGTGAGATGGTCTACTCATTATCCAGCGCGGATTGCTCGGCGTCAACGCCTTTGGCAGCGGGNNGATGTACNCAGNNNGNNGCTCAGGATACATGGCGTTAATTTCTTTAGTCCTGATAATTGCTTCAGTGAGGTGTCCATCAAAAGTCGTCATCTCGTCATCGCCGAGAAGCCCGCTTGCATTGATGACCATATCCACGGTGATATTTTCATGTGTACCGAACCTGACAAGGACAGCAGCCCGCTTGTCTTCAGATAACTGATTAAAGTTAACAGTTTCTGTATCCGGTTCAGGGTCGACCGGAACAAAGGAAGCCGACTCCTCATTCCAGCGGTTTTCCTGCATATATTCGGAATCCCAGGAATCGAGAGCAGGGCGGGCCATGCCGGGTTTATCCTCGCAGACAAGAAATTTATAAGCACAGTCCTGGGCTTCCGGGTATTGTTCCAGAAATAACCAGCTAAATTTGGCTCTTGCCCGGCGTTCGTCGCCTGCTTCAATGGCAGTGGCCACAGGTTTAGCGCCTTCTGCTGTTGCCTGTTCGTCCGGAATGGCGGCGCAAATAAAGACTTTACTCATTTTGTTTTACCTCATTACAGATTTAAGGGTGAACAAATCCCTGCCATTGCTGACATATAAAAATAAAGCCGGATATTTATTATGGGGCTGTTTTAAAGGCCTGCCGGGATTTCGTTATTGTTCATGCGAATAACTTTGTCGACAGGATAACAGTTCCCGGGAATTTTTTGCTCTGCCGCGGCAGTCATGCATTCTTCCATTGAGTCATGTATGTCAATAACAAGATCAATCGGTTCACCAGAAACAAACAAAACAGTCAGAACGAGTACAAATGCCGTATTCATTGCCTGCATCCTGTTTGCATCAGACGTAAACGGGCCAGCATCGAAACAATGCATATTTTATTTAGCAGTTCCTGTTCGTGTTTTCTTTTATTAATGGCATCTTCAGTAAATATCTGATTGCTGATAGTGACACCAATTTCAAAACAACCTTCAGACGTATTAACGTTTGGTAATAACGTTTCCATTATCGCGTCCTCAACAATGAATTTTGTGATGCGGTGCCTGGTGCCTCCAGGTGACGTTAACCAGTTAACAATTAACGCCGGATACAGAGAATCCACCCATAACACTGTTTTTGGTTTTAACTGTTCCGCGTGCGCTCAGCCGCATTCACCACATCACAAAATTCACTTTAAAAAGGGCGGCAGAGCAGTCACGGAGTAAAACTGATACCGCCAAACGTCACCAGAAAATTGATAACAGAGGGCGTTGCAGCGGGGTTGTCACTTAAGCGTATGGTCAACCTGACAACCCGGTGTCCTCAACGGGGAAGGAATAACCCCGCCATACTTACCGCCGCGCCATTTCGCGGAGTGCCACAACCGGAAGCGCACGGTCGACGAAAATTTAACGACAGGCTATCTATGAACCAGCTACCTCGCCGTGCGCTTTCGCGTTATGGTCTGACTTTTCAGGGAAATATCCTTTCAGTAAACTGTCAGTGCCGGATGCTCACCCGTGTCCGGCACACGCACTCCACCTCACCCGTGGAGAACTCCTTAATTACCAACCTTAGCTTCGTTGGTTAGCTATTAACGCGGGTATGTAATCATTCTGGCAATGCTTAATGCCGCTGCTTTTTCCAGATTGGTGATATCCTGCTCCAGAGCGGACAGATTTTCAGCCTGCTTAGCTCTGGCTTCATTAGCCCATTTCAGATCCTGCGCTGCATTAATTTTCTGGCGCATCCACTCATAAAGTTCATCATCGGTATAGTCTGGCGCGATGATGACGGGTTCTCGTTTCTGCATACTGATTCCTCGCGGTGCTGTTTCGCTTATCAGCCGTTAGATTTTGCCGAACTGGAAAGCACCTGTTTAAATTCGTTGAAGCTGTGAGCTTCTTCGCCTTCGGCAAGGCCTTCGAAGTATTCTTCGTAAGCCTTTTCCATGATTGTGTCAAAATCCATATCACTCACCTGAGTTTCTTTCCAGCCAGCGACGGGCACCATTTTCGGTTTTAAACGTTTTGCTTTTGGTATACGTCATTGCGGTGAACGTACCGTCCTGGTTGGGGAACACGCCACATACCAGAGATTCGCTGTTGCCAAGATCGATAGTATCCATGCTGACCTCATTTCCCCTTAACGCCGGGGTAGCGGAACAAAAACCTGCTGCATAGTTATTAAAGTTGAACCCTGCCGTCATGTTCTTACGCCTCGGGCTGGCTACTTAACCCCTGACCACTGCCTGGTAACTCGAAGTATTGCCCTGCATTCTGTGGGGCGGGGTGGGTTGGTATGAAAAGAAGGATACCCATAGGTATTTAAAAAGTAAATACCTATGGGTAAATTTTGCGGTGTCTTAACTGGTGACTAGTTGTTTGGTGAGCTATGATGCGTTTTGTGCTTTCTTTTTACGGATTTCTTCGTAGATCATATTGTAATACTGTTTTTTCTCTTCAAGAGTTTTTAATAATTTATCCGCTTCACTTTCTGGCAGTTCGTCTAAGAGATCTAAAAAAATACGTTGTCGTGGCGTTAGAACCCTTGTTTCATAACTGGAGGCTGTGTTCGTTGATGATGAAACGATACCATCCATCCATCCCCGGGGTAACCCAAAGGACTCTTCGATAATCTCCACCATATCATCAGCGATCCGTTTTTTTCCCTTTTTCCCCTCTGGGTACAACATTCTTGATACATAAGAAGGCTCGCGCCCGATCTTTCTGGCCACGTTAACCGCTTTACCATCGCATTTCTCATCACGAATTTTGATGAGTTGCTGTCGTCTAAATTCATATTTGTCCATAGGTAAATAATAGATGCGATTACCGCAAGGTAAACAACCTGTGGGTATTGACTTTTGTTTACCTGTGGGTATTCTTTGCTGTGTTTACTAAGGAGTAGCTATGAAAGAATTAAGAATATTTCTCAATTCTCTTTCGTCAGATGAACAGCGTATGTTTGCATGCGAGTGTGGTACCAGCATCGGTTATCTAAGAAAGGCATTGAGTAAAGGTCAAGTGTTAGGGGCATCGTTATGTGTCCTTATTGAGCGAGCCAGTAATGGTGAAGTTACACGTCAGCAACTAAGGCCTTTTGATTGGATGAATATTTGGCCCGAGCTGGAAGATACCAAAACGTTAACACAACCACTTTCTAGGAGCTTGATTCATGAAAATCAAGCATGAACACATCCGCATGGCGATGAATGTCTGGGCGCATCCGGACGGCGAAAAAGTGCCGGCTGCGAAAATTACCAAAGCGTATTTCGAGCTGGGAATGACGTTCCCGGAACTGTATGACGACAGCCATCCGGAAGCCCTGGCCCGTAATACCCAGAAAATTTTCCGTTGGCTGGATAAAGACACCCCTGATGCTGTTGAAAAAATGCAGGCTCTGTTACCGGCGATCGAAAAGGCGATGCCGCCTTTGCTGGTGGCCCGTATGCGCAGCCACAGTTCTGAATATTACCGTGAGATCGTCGAACGGAGGGATCGGCTGGTGAAGGATGTCGATGATTTTGTTGCGTCAGCGGTTGTTTTGTATGACCAGATGAATCGCGGCGGCCCGGCAGGGAATGCTGTGGTGATGCACTAAAAGCACGGTGTTCGGGGGTTTTATGAGCAGCAAGCTTCATGGTCTTGTCTGGGAAGGGTGCGCCTTCACCGGCATGATCTTATCCAGGGTGGCGGTTATGGCCCGTCTTGCAGACTACAGCAATGACGAGGGCGTGTCATGGCCTGCCATTGAAACTATCCGGCGTCAGATCGGTGCAAGAAGTGAATCCACAGTGAAATCGGCTATTGCAGAACTGGCGAAAGAGGGCTGGCTGACGAAGGAAGAGCGTAAGGTCGGTGGGCGTAATGTAAGCAATATCTATCGGCTTAATGTGGAAAAACTCGAAGCAGCTGCGGCGGCGGCGCGTGAGTCATATAAACCGAAAAGAAAAATTAGCCCGGCAAAAAATGACCCGTTAACAGTTGACCCGTCAAATATTGACCCCTCAACGGTTGACCCGTCAAATTTTGATGGATCAACTGTTGATAAAAAACTGCCGATTAGGGGGCCGATGATTGACCCCGATCCGTCAGTATTAAAACCTGATCCGTCAGATAAAAGATCTTCTTGTCCGGACGCTTCGCAACCGGACCCGCAGACGGCTGAACAGGATTTTTTAACCCGACACCCTGACGCGGTTGTGTTCAGTGCGAAAAAACGCCAGTGGGGAAGTCAGGAAGATTTGGTGTGCGCACAGTGGATCTGGGGACGAATCGTGAGTCTTTACGAGCAGGCGGCCAGCTATGATGGCGAGATCACTAGACCGAAAGAACCCAACTGGACAGCATGGGCCAATGACGTTCGCACAATGCGGATGCTGGATGGCAGAACTCACAGACAAATTTGTGAAATGTTTGGGCGTCTCCAGCGGGATTCGTTCTGGGTAAAAAACATCATGAGTCCGGCAAAACTCCGGGAAAAATGGGATGAACTGGTTATCCGCCTGGGGCGTTCGCCTGCGCAGCGTTGCGTGAATCACATTTCTGAACCGGACACTGAAATTCCGCCGGGCTTCAGGGGGTAAGTGTTAATTTCTGGTCATGAGGTAATTTTCAGGAGGGCTTGTGGCAAAAGTTTTTACACAAGAAGAGCGGGAAAAAATTAAAGGGCAGGTTGTTGAACTCGTACGCCAGAGTGGGCGCGAGACGTTACGACAACTGGAAACTAAAACTGGGGCAACAAGATATCTGATGAGCGTTCTCGCAAGAGAGCTGGTTGCCAGCGGCGATGTATACAACTCCGGCTACGGGTTATTCCCCTCTGAACAGGCGCGTAAGGACTGGCAAAACGCCCGCAAAAAACTCTCGAGGGCAAAGGTGAAGAAACCTGCTGTGGTTGATCCGGACCTTATCTGGTCATCACCTGACGGAGAAATACGTCGCTACGACAGTCGCCTAAACATAATCTGTCGCGAGTGCCGGAAGAGTGAAGCCTGA